ACTTGTTCACGGCAATGTCGCCGGGCTCCAAGATTCCGCCCTGGTCGTAGATGCCCACATGACCGCCACCGGCACGTCGCAGAGGCAGTAGCGGGTTGGTCCACCCACCAATGCCATACGGGTTGGGTAGTCCACCTCCCACGATGTCCAGCCCCGGCTCCGGCTGCCCAGAACTACGCTCCGGCACCGGAAGCACCGGCACCAGAGGGCCCTGCTGGGCAGGAGCTGCGGCACCGGGAACCTCGGGAACGCTGAACGGCTGTTGCGGCTTACGGCTGTTGATGTACTGCTGACCGTATTGCTCGATCGTGGTCAGCGCGGCCTGCTGGATACCTAGCTGAGGCATCATCCCGGCGTAGTCGTAGCCGATCCACCGCGGCGGACCGCCGAACGGGAACAGTTGGGAGATAACGGCGTCGGCGCCGATACCTGCCATCTCGAATCCCCAACTCACACCACGCTTGAGTGTGGCGGCGCCGAGCTGGATACCGTAAGAGGCAGCGGCACCAGCCGCGGGGGCTGCGGCAGCCCCGGCTCCGGCTGTGCCCACGGCAGCAGCGGCGGTAGCCGCCGACTGAACTAGTGAGGCGCCGGTGTCGATCAGGCCATTGACGAACTCACCACCCATGTTGATGAAACCGGCAAGGCTAGAGGTGCCTGCCTTACCACCACCACCGGATGGGGTGAAGCCCTGAGTCCGGATGAGGTTCTTCATGAAGTCAGGCTTGGGCTGACCCGCGTTGGGGTCCTGGTTCTTGGCGGCCTCGATGGCGCGGAACCGTGCTCGGTTCGCCTCCTCCAGTGCCCAGTCAGCCTGCAACCGCTCGGACGGGGCTATCTCGGAGGCGTCCATACCCTTCAGGGCGTCGACCTGTGCCTGCGCCGCCGCGACGTCGTAGGAGGTGTCTTGGAGGTCGTTCTGGATGCTGAAGTCGGGCAGCGGCTGACCAGCTGCGCGAGCAGCAGCGGTGGCCATCTCCTGGTTCAGCGCGCGCGTGGTCTCCATGACCGACCGGGCGGCCTCCAGCCGGTCGAGCGGCCCGGCCGTACCCTCTGCCGACAGCTCAGCCTGCTGCTGCTTGGCGATCGCGGCGGCTCGGGATAGGTCCCGGAAACGGTCTTGCTGGGCCTGCACTTCCTCGGGCGTCAGCGGATCGGGCTTGTCGAAGATGCCGTAGACGCCACCGCCCTCGGTGAAGCCGGGGATGAGGCCGTTCTGCAGTGCGGAACGGAACGCGTAAACGCCCGACTGTCCGCCCATCTTGTTGACGTCCTTGGCGGTCAGTACGTGCTCACCGTTGGACAGCATGGCCGGGATGGAGTCGCTGGTGGCGGTGCCAGCTCCGAACACGCTGCCGCCGGTGGCGAATCCCAGCCGGGGCAGAACTCTCGGGAGTAGGTCGGCTAGCTGCCCTACCGCCCAGCCCTGCGCCCTGTCGAGAAGACTCGGGTCTGCTGCGGGCTGCCCTGCGGGAGGTGCGTCTGGTGCCGGGTTGGTCAGAGCCGGATTGGCCAGTTCCTCAGGAGACATCGGCGCGTAGGTGGTGCCGTCTCCACGGTTGACGGGCCGGTAGTAGTGGTGGGTGAAGCTGGGGTCGTCCCACGCTCCGGCCTCACCAACACCCTTGTTGGCGGCGTATTCGTTGTTGCCCCAGTTGATTTTTGTCCCGTCGGGCAGGGTGGCCTGCATGTGGCCTCCCGCTGCCCCGCCGTTGCGGAAACCTATCTGGAACGTGCCGGGCATCGGTGTGTCCGTGCGGATGAAGCCGTTCTCCAGGGCCCACTTCTCGGCGTTACCGGTGGCCATGCTCCGGCCGCCCGTCGGTTTGCCGTCAATGATCGCCACCAGGTCCTCAACCGCGGAGGTGCAGTCGCCCAGTCCTTGGGTTAGGTCACCGATCGCCGGGTCCGGGTTGGTCTCATATTCCCAATCGTCTACGTACCTACCGGCCTTGATCTTTGACAGCAGCGCCTCGTCGCCCATATAGATGCCGCCGATAGACGCTGATGGTCGTGTCGTGGCGCCAAAAGCACCTTGGCCCATAGTCGCCCCCAGCTCCAGTGAGCTAGGCAGCTTCGGGTCGGTGGGGACCGGCTTACTGCCCGACGGAGGAGCGAGCCCAGGAGCGCCTTGCGATGGAGCCGTGGCGCCGGGGGCCATCGGGCCCGTGTTGATGGGCGCACCCGTATCCGGCACAGCGGCGGCCGTGGCAGTGGGAAGTCCCAGTCCGACCTTCGCGAGGGCCTTGCCGATCCAGCTCTCGGGGCCGAACCAGTCGGCGAGCTTTCCGGTGACCTTGGTGACGACGGTGTCGAACGCAGAGGACACGGTGTCCCACGCCGTCTTGAAGCCGCCGGTGACGATCGTCTTGGCGGTCTCGATCCAGCTCTTGATCTTGGTGCCGACGCCGTTCCAGATGCCCTTGGCCTTGTTGCTGATGCCGTCCCAGACACCACCTAGCTTCTCCTTGAGGACGGTGGCCGCGGAGGTGGCGAAGCCGACCACCGCCGTCTTGGCGTTGTTGAAGAACTGCTGAATCTGCCCGGACCGGAACGCATCGGCGATGCCGTCCTTGACCTTCTCGAACATCTCGGGAATCTTGTCGGTGAACTCCCGGACGGCCGGAATCTCCTGCATCAGGTCGTAGGCGAACATCGCTGAGCCCAGGAGAGGTACGGCTCGTAAAGCCTTGCCGCCCAGGCGTCCCAACCTGCCACCGCGGGAGGACTGGGACGCATCTACACCGGCACCCATGATCGGCAGGTAGTCCAGCGACGCGCTACGCCTGCCCTGTCGGCCTCTACGGAGTTCTTTGTCGCGGTCCCTCTGTGTCTGCTTGATCGACTCGCGACGGGTCTTCTCGGCGCGCTCGTTGGCCTTGGCGGCTTCCTTCTGGTCCTTGGCGATCTTCCCGTTACGGTCGCGGTACTTACCGTCCACGCCGAGGATGAAGGGGTCGACGTAGCGCCGGGCGGGGTCTGAGGGGCCGCGGCGATCGTCACGACCACCCCGACGGCTCGAGAGTCCGCCGACAAATCGTCCCGCGGCCAATAGTCCGGAGGCGATCTTGACGATCGGGGACGCGACCGTGTTGAGGACCTTCCAGCCCAGGTACGCGCCGAGAACTCCCTTAACCGCGGTTGAATGCTCGTTGAGGAACTTCGTGGTGTCGGACAGGGCGGTACCCAGCGTCACCAACACGTCCTTGGCCCCGAGGAAGAACTCTCGGATACCGTCTCGGTTATCGAGAATCCACTTCTCAAGAAGCTTGAGCCGGTCGACGACGTTGCTGATCTGCTTCGCCATGTTCTTGGAGGGGTCGTCGTTCGGATCGTTCGGGTCCCCGAAGATGGAGCTGAGGAAGTTCGCGCCAACGCGCTGTACCGAGGTCTGCAGCATCGAGGTAGCGCCGGTGAGGGTTTCGCGGCTCATCTTTTCGAGCAGGTTGGGGTACATGATCAGAACTGAGTCAGTCAGTTCTTTGATACCAACGCGACCGCCCTCGATCGCCTTCATGGCCTCTTCGCCATTCAGCCCATAGGCTTTCATGATCGCCGACCGGATATCGACGCCGTTCTCGTAAAGCTGCTTGAGCTCGGGGCCCATGAGCTTGCCCTTACGCAGAACGTCGCCGAAGATCGCCTGCATCCTGGTGAAGTTTGTCTTCTCGCCGCCGATCACGGTCGCGGTGCCGATCGACTCCAGGTACTTTTCAAGCTCTTTACCCGGCTTAATCCCGGCGTTGATTGCGGGGGGCGCTGCCTTCAGGGCGGCGTCGAGGGCGATCGGGGTGCCGTCGAACTGGGCCTGGATGTCCTTGGTGAGTGTCTTGACCTGATCCTTCGGGAGGATGAGCTCCAACTGAATCTCAGCGTCCTGGATGATCTTCATACGGTTGAAGCCACCGGCGAGTGTGTAGCCAGCCGTACCCATGGCGCCGAACCCGACGCCGAATCCACCCATACGCATGAGTGCGTAGCTGGTCCGCCTGGCCGCGGAGACCATGGCTGAGCCCATCTTGCTGCCAACGCCGGTGCCCGCACCGACAGCGGCCTTGTCCATGCCCAGCGCCATGGAGTTGACAACCGAGGCCGCCTTGAGGCCGGTGGTGGCGGCTCCCAGACCGAGGTTGATCCCGGCACCGAGCTTGGTGCCGATAGCAACCCCGGCACCGGTGCTTAATGCTGACGAGCTGTTCTCGAACTCCTTCATGAACAGCGACCCGGCGGCGGCTCCGGACTTACCGGAGGCCGCCTCTACAGGCTTCATTACCCCGGTGGCGTCTTTGGCGACAGTCTTCTTAGTGTTCTTCGCTATCGCCTGCCCTGCGGCTGTACCGGCCTTCGTGCCAGCCTTCACGCTCTCATCGACGACCGGCTTCATGACGGACTTCGACTGCTTGGCTACGGCATCCTTGGTGCCCTTAGCCATCTGATCGCCCGCAGCCTTACCGGCCTCTTTGCCGGTTGCACCAGCCTCCTTGAAGGCATCTTTGATCTGCTGCTTGACCTTGCCGGTTTCGACCGCGAGGGAGATGTAGGCTGTCGCCAGCTCTACGCCATTAACTGTTGGCACGCTTCTCCTTTCGCAGTCGCAGCCGCTCTTTACGCTCGGCCAGGTCTTTGGCGGAACCGATCGAGCCGATTTTGGGCTCTTCGGGGAACTTCGTCGGTTTGGGCTTGGCCCCCTGACCGCCACCGCGCTGCCAGTTGGCACCGTCGAGGGCGAACAGAATTCCGGAGAGCATCTGAATCTCCGGGCTCACCCACCAGGTGTTGGGCTTGCGGGACCTGAACCACGCTGACTCCCCCGTAGGGGGTAGCCATTGAATGAAATCCCTTAAATCGGCCCAACTTAAGCGGACACCTACATCCGAGCGGGTCCACCCCGCCCGGATCAGGTCGTAATTGATTGCCCCGCCGTGCTTCTTCAGCTCGTCGGCGAGGCTTCGGATTCCCCCAGGCTCAGCGTGGACGCGTCCCGCCACGCGGTCAGCAGCTCATCCAGAGCGCCAGACGGCAGGTCCTCGAACCACTCGAGCTGTTCAGGGGTCACGACGTGGCGCAGCATGGTGATGGCGATCTCGCGAGAACGCTTGCGCAGTGGCAGCGGCTTCTGCTCGGCCAGCGGCTTGAGGGCCTCGATCACACTGTCGTCTTTGGCGATCAGCACGTCGAATGCGTGGCCCTGCTTCATGCTTCGCTGCACCTCGACACCGAGCTCATCGAGACGTGTCTTGGCCGCATCCATGAGGGAATCGACCTCGACCTCTTCTCCGACCTCAATCTCGGTGAGGTTGTTGGCCGCGGCGATGACCTGCTGCTCGACGTCGAGACGCTCGAGGTCGGCCATCAACGCGTCGAAGGTGGCTTCGGGGATGTAGTCGAACCGGGGCAGTTTGACGGTGACCGGCTTGGTCTTGCCACGCACAGGGACCTGTACGGGCAGCTTGGTGCGGTCGTCGTCAAAACCTGCGAGGACGATGGGTTTCATTGCGGGACAGCCTTTCTGTCTTACTTACGGGACTTGTTGCGGGACGGACTTGGTGGTGCATGTGTGGAGCTCCCCAGCCGGGCGGTAGGCCGTCCCAGAGCACCGCCCGGCCGGGGAGGGTCTTACTCCGCGGCTTTGTCCGCGGAGGTCTTGGTGCCGGACGCGGTGCGGGACACGGTGGTCGCCTGTTGCGTTCCGACCTGGACATCGCCGGGAATGGGGTCCGTAGCGGTACCGGCGCCGAGCGAGAAATACTGCTTGACAGCAGCGGTGCCGTCCTTCGGGCGGTACACGTCGACGGTCAGGCCGTACATCAGCAGCTCTTTGTGGCTGTACTTGACGTCATCCATCTCGGTGACGAGACCGTCCTCGATCACGATGCGGCCGACGCTCTCGCCGTCCACGAACTCGATGACGAAGGACTGGTGGGCCAGCTTGTGCGAGCTGTGATGCACCTCGATGGTGCCCGCGGTGTCGTCGGCGACGACATTGGCGGTTCCGTAGACGACCTGCAGCACCTCGGGCGAGGACTCCAGCAGGGCGAACTTCACGGTCTCGGTGTAGCGGTCTTGCGTGGTCTTGACCACGTCACCACCCCAGGCGTAGTGCTTGGTGGTCTCGCGGGAGATGCCGTTGGACACACCCTCTTCGGAGACCCAGCCGAGATCGACGAACGCGGGGTCGAGGTCGGTGCTGGCGTCGGTCGGCAGGGCGGTGCCGATCGGGGCTGCGAAGACCGCGGCGCCGTCGGCGGGGATGGTTGCGGCCCAAACCTTGGTTGAATCGGCCATGATTATTTGCCTCCTAAGGCAATTCGTTGGGGACGGCCTAGAAGGTGTTGTTATTCAGTTATGTCTGTGATTGGTATTCAGTTATGGCACTGGCCGATTCGGTCAGTGGGGTTCTGGAGTGGCAAGCTGGTTTGACTTGATCCACAGGTCGGCGGTGAACTGCCACCGCTCACGATCGACGATTCCGGGATGGGGGAAATCCACCGGTCCGGACTCGTTCCCATACCACCTGATCCACATACCGGCTACTCGGGTAGCACAGGCGTTGCGGTAGGCGGCACGGGCCGTGTTGCACATGTGCTCCACGGAGGCGGTGTCCTTGGCGTAGCACTCCACCAGGATGCGGGCTCGGTCGGTAACCGGATCATCCTGTCGGCCGCCGATACGGGAAACCTTGACGAATCGGTCCGGCATGTTGCGCGACGGCAGCTTGGTGGAGACCATCGCGTAGGTTCCGAACGCCTCTTCGAGCACCGTCACGGCGCCGAGGAGGGCGGGCTGGGGTGTAAGCCAGATGCGCATCAGTTCGCCGCGTCCTGAGCTAGACGTACAAGCTGGTTGTTGGTGGCTTCGAACTTCTTGGCCCTGTTGGTCCTGGTGAACACCCGGACGTGCCAGCGGCCGTAGGGGCGCCGGGCACCCTGCTTGGACACCATGTCGTAGCCGTCATCCAGGCCGCTGTTGGCGTTCGCATTCTCGACAACTTCACTCCCGATGTCTTCCAGGACCGCAATGATCTGCGGCTCGCTGCGCATCTTGTAGAAGTTGTTGTCGTTCCACTTGTAACGGACGTCGATGTCAGCCATTACGGGATCACGCCTTCGCCTGAACCTGCACGGTGATGGTTTTACGGCTGTCCGCGTTGGCGGTGCCGTCGCCGTA